CTAAGGACGTATACGGGGTTGAATTAGAGCCTAAAGACTATGAGATCATGCGTAGAGATTCAGGCAAGACTGCATACAGTATTCTCCAGACTTTAGCATCTGATCCTACATTCAATACTCAGCCACGTCCTATGCAAGCTGCTATCGTTAAGAAGGTATTTAGCGAAGTACGTAAGAATGCTAAAGGTGTTAAAGCAGGTGAAATGATGCTAGATCCTCAGAAGCAGAATGAGATTATCTCTGGCATGATGCGTAAACGTGGTATGCAGGAGGACACAGAATGATACCTGCAGCATTACTAATTGAAGTCGGTGCTAGAATACTAGACAAGATTATTCCTGACAAGGATGCTAGAGCTAAAGCTCAGGAGGAGCTGTTAAAGACAGCGAATGATCAGGAGTTTCAATTAGCACTTGCTCAGATTGAAGTCAATAAAGAAGAAGCTAAATCAGAAAGCTTATTCAAATCAGGATGGAGACCTGCTATCGGATGGACTTGTACGTTAGGTCTTATCTATAACTTTGTACTCTATCCATTCCTGTTATGGCTTGTCGCTGTAACTGGGTCTACTATTGTACCTCCACCATTGATCTCAGACATCCTGATGGAATTAGTCTTTGCCTTATTAGGTCTAGGTGGTTTAAGAACTTATGAGAAAGTGAAAGGTATTAAATGAAGCTAGTACTACAGCGTACTTTCTTTAGCGATACTTGTACAATTGGATGGTTATACTTAGAGACAGAGCATGGATTAGCTCCTATCTGTCATACCTTAGAAGATAAATTTAGAGAGATTGAAGGACAGCCTGTATCGCAATGGAAGGTACAGGATAAGACTGCAATACCTAGAGGTACTTATGAAGTTAAGATTACTTACTCGAACAGATTTAAAGTCAATCTGCCATTGTTGCTTAATGTGCCCGGATTCACTGGTATACGCATACACTCCGGTAATCACTCAGGTAATACAGAAGGTTGTATACTTGTAGGAGAAACTTGGGATGGTAAAAGTGACTGGATAGGATCTTCTAAGATCGCTATGTCAAAGCTATTCAATCTCTTAGACAAAGCAGAAGACCCTATCACCATCACAATCAGTTAGTCTTTATACGTTGTAAACAGAAGTCGTAGGAAGCCTAAGTCAAGTACGACAAAGACTCCTACATCTTCCTCTCCTGCGTCTTCACCGTTGAGATATTCAATCCCAAGGGCGAAGCCACGAATCACACTCAATTCAATAGTCACGATTAAATCTCACAACTACCTGCTGTACAAGCTAACTGCTGAGCACCTTCAACGTTGTCGTCAAACTCTTTAAAGTTTTCCCAATCAACACCTGCAGGCATCTTAGCTGCTAGTTCTTTGTACTGCTCTTCAGTGCATTCTTCATACGGTGCTTGCTTATAAGTACCACCATCATAAGGCAGGAATGATACTCCTGTTACCTCATTAAAGTGTTCGTATACCCATGCACCTACTTCCATCCACTCGTGCTCTTTCACACTGATAGTTACTGAAGGCTTGTGTTCACAGTAGTGACGTTGGAACAATAGCCATAACTTCAAATGCTTCAATGCAGAGAGGTCTTCTCTTAACAATGCTCCATCACCTACCTTAACAGGGAATGAAAACACTGTAGTACTATCAGGTTTCATAACACAAGGTTCTGCTACAAAGCCTGATTGAATCATGAACTGCGTCAAAGGATCTTTGTTGTCAGCTCTAACCCTACGGATATAATACTTACTATGCTGAGGGTGAATGCCACTAGCAGTGGAGCACAACTGCGATACTGTCCCTTCAGGCTTGATGGCAGTGACAGCAACCGATTGGTTAATGCCAACAGCACTGCTAAATTCAATATTAGTATTAACAGCAACATCACGTAATTTCTCCAATCTAGCCGGTAGATCTACATCATCCGGATTATTTAACAATGCATTATCAAGAATGCCAGTCATCGACACACCTAACAATGCTTCCTCTTTCGTGTTCTTTTCCCAGATCTTACGCAGATAAGGGAAGTTCGTTAGCGTAGCTTGGAAAGTTCCAAGAATCGTAGCCAAACGGATCTTACGCTCAAGTGTAGCCATAGTATCATCGTGACGAACAATACAGCTAGATAGATTGCAGAACTGATAAGGACGTAAAATAATTTCACTGCAGGGATTAGTACCAAACTCATAAGTACTGTCCCTACGTCCATTCTTTGCTGCTTGTTTCTGCGATGCATCACGATTAAATATACCTCGTTCTCCACTATGAGATTCGTAGATCGAAGACCACTCTCTCATGAATTGTCCAATGCTTGGTTTACCATCGTACACTGCTGAGTTATTAGCTAATGCACGTTGACCTTGCCCATCCCACCAGTTACCTGCCTTAGCGTGTGCCATAGCGTCATCACCAAGATCAGACAAACTAATCATAGCACTTCTTCGTACACCTCCCACGACAACAACTTCCCCGATTTTACAGAGAATGTCATGACACTCCAGTGATGATAGTTTCCGTCCAGAAGCCCCTTTAAATTTATTAATGACAAACTTGAAGAGATCTTCCAACGGTTTAGCACCACTTGCTCGTCCTCCAAAAGTTTTGAGCCTAGCACCTGCAGGTCTGACTTTTGACAGATCGAACTTTGGTACTTCGCCAGAGTATAATAAAGCCATAAGCTGTCTGAGTGCTTTAGCCCACCCTTCTTTAGAATCCGACACAACAATAGTAGTCTCACTATCAAACAACTTATCCGGTACTTCAGGTAACTGCTTAACATACTTCTGCTCCACGCTAAAACCTACTCCAGTACCACAAAGCAAGATGTACATAGCTTCATCGAATGCTTTAGGGTCATCAATAGGTAAGTAACTACAGTTAAATGCAGCCACATTCTGACGCTCTAATGCTTTACCTGCAGTCATGATAGCTCGCATACTTGGTACTACTTCTAATCCTACTACTGCTTGTTCAAGCTCTTCACGTAGATCTTTAGGTAATCGATAGCCTTGCTTATCAGCTAAGTGATTCTCCATAAAGTCAAAGTAACGCTTGACTGTCTCACTCCAGTGTTCACGTCGTCCCTTATCATCTAAGTAACGAGAGTAGCGTGACTTAGCAATGAACGTATTGTACGGTGCCATATTATATTTACTCATCTGTCTCTTCTTCTCCATCATATTCGACCTCACCTACCAGTCGATCATAATTATCATCAATACGATCCGCAAATGCTTCGACCAACTCCTCTGAAGTTACATCTAGTAGCTCCAGAAGAGTGATCTCGTCAAATCGTTTCAGCCTATCTTGTAGTTCTTGTAGCGTCAACGGTAACATAGTGCCTTATGCTTTGGTCTTCGTTACACGCTTAGCTTTGATGTCCTTAGATACGTTCTTCTGCGATTCAGTAGCTTCATCCAAGAACTTCAATGCCTTTGCTGTTGCCTCATGGATAGCTTCAAGAGTCTTACGTGTTGACTTATCTGCTGTACCCCATGTCCACAATGTTAGAGTGTTACGCAAACCTGCTTGAATAACTAGCTCAACATCACAACTCTGTGGATCTTTAGGATCATATCCACCTTGTAATTTAATGAAGCCATTATCATCAGGTAAGAACTTACTAAAGTTTACTTTCTTACTGCGTTTTGTATTACCTTCTTGCATCAACTCGTCGATGAATGATTTAGCTTTGCTCATTTATTTTCCTCTCTTTCAATTAGATAATCCAAGTAGTGTCGTGCCTTCTTGAGATCTTGTAATCCGTCTTTGAACTTCCAACGTAACAAATATTTTAACACATTTCCTTCCCAAAAGTCAAGCTCCCACTCAGAAATAATATCCCAAGGTTGAATAGCTTTCTTGTAATGATTACCACCAACTTGCTTAGACTTAGCTGATTCATCTGTATGACAATCGTCTACTGATTCACCGAACTGTTTATCTAAGTTTCTGAAGTAATCCTCCAAGGTAAACTCTGCAGGATTCTTCTCTAGATTAGGCATAGCAATCGGGCTATCATATCGTGGTACTCCTTTGCTGTAGTCTTTCATAATGGTTTAACCTCTGCTTTCTTCTCTAACGCTTTTGTTCCTTGCGACCATGATCCACACGATCTGCATTGAT